GTCGCCACTCTGATTGACCGCGTCACGGACATTGGCAGGCGCCAGCAGCTTGGAGGCTGCGGGGAGCTGACCCTGCAGACGGCGGGTCGCGGCGTCCTGCGCACGGCGGTCCGCTTCGGCCTGTTGGTTCAGCTTGCGGATCGTACCGTCGATCGCTGTGCCCAGCGCTTTCTCGACGCTGATGCGATCGGCAATGCTGCGGGCCGCAGCCGCGTCATTTGACGCGACGGTCTCGCGCTCACGACGCAGAAGATTGAGACGCTGGTCGCTGGCCGCCTTGGCGGCGCGGGCGTCATCGACATTGGTGATGCCGCGGGCCTTGCTAGTAACCGCGGCGGTCGCGGCCTCCCGGCGCGCGGCGGCGACTTCCTTCGCGGAGGCAATCGCTGCACGATCCTGCGACTTCTCGAAATCGGCAATCTCTTTGGCGAGCTGCTTCTCGATGCTCGCTTCTTCGCGAGCGATACGCGCCTTCTCACCGTAGGTAACCTTGGCCTCGATCACCTTCTGGCGATTGGCTTCCTTGTCGGCTTGGGTCTCGATCTTGGCAATGCGCTTGGCATCGGCCTCGGCGGACGAGAAGCCCTTCTGGCGCGCCTCACGGTCCGACTGCAGGGTCTTGAGATCGCTCTGCGCCTGCTTGAGCATCTTGAGGTTGAGTGCCAGCTGCTGCTGCCACTTCTTTGCATCTTCAACGCTGGTGACGCCGATGCCGGTGACGGCCTTCTGGATTTCACCCATGAACTTCTGGACGAGCGAGAGTGCGTCCAGAACTGGTTTGCCGTCGGCATCAAGGACAATGTCTTGCGTGTATGCGTTCGCCATCCGGCACCTGTGGATCTAAGGGGCCACCGAGGCAACCCCTTAGGTTGGCAACCGGCTACACGGAGAAGGCGCGCTGGACCGGAGCGATATAGTGGTCACTGCCGTGCGCGCTGGAGCGGATCCGATCCTGCACTTGGCGCAGCGGCAGGAGGCGGCGGCCAACCTCGCCGTAGGTGCGGCTGCGATACACCATGCTGATCGCCTGACGCGAACGGTAGCCACCATCCGCCGCCCACTTGTCCTTGGGCGCGAGGATGTTCCAACTCTCGATCACCACGTCCGGGTGCTCTTTGAGCGCCATCGCGTGGTGGATGTGGCCGATGTCGATGTAGTGATAGTCGGTCTCGCCCCAGTCGACCTTGAAGTCGGTCGACATGACCTGTGCAAGGCGGTTCGGCTTGCACTTGTCAGAATGGTGGGACATCACAAGGGTCTTGCCCATGCGGTAGGCGATGAAGGGCGAATGGTTGTTGAGGACATTCACGCGCCCGGTCTTCTCGTAGACGGCGCGGATCAGCGTGGCCATCCAGATATCGTTGGTCCGGCTGTGATTGCCTTGGTTGATAATCACGTCGACGAACTGCGCCTTCTCCAGCGCCTTGTCGACGATGTAGCGCATGAGGCGGCCATAGACCTCGACCATCTTGGGGAAACGACCGTCGAAGTCGAGCGGGTGGCCGCTGGCTTCGGTGACGCCGGCCATATTCTCGTAGTGCGTAAAATCGCCCAAGTCCTGAATGACCAAGCGCTCCACGGCGGGTAGCTCGTCGATCAACATCGAAATGGCGGTGGCCAGTTCGGCTTCGGCGATCTTGAGATCGAAGTTGGCGCCGGTTTCGGCCTCGTGGGCGAGCATGCCGAGGTGGGCGTCACCGATCTGGATCCAGGGGATGATGTCGTTGTCGCGGACGAGGGGTGCGGCCTTGACCTTGACGGTGCCATATTGCTGGTCGGTGATGAAGGCTTCGATGCCGAGCTTGACCTGCTGCGCCCACTGGTCGTCGTCAAGACGGGTCTTGGTCCACTGCAGCACTTGCTCACGCGAGCCGTCCGGTGCGACGCGTTCCAGCGTCGAGTGGCCCTTGGCGATGAACGGATGCGGGACTGGGGAGTTGAGACCGTAGTCGGGTGCGTAGCCGTGAGCGGCGGCATTGGAGCGAACCAAGGCGAGTGCGGCGCGAACGGTATTGGGATGACGTCCCAAGTTCTTCGCTGCTTTTCGGATACTGCCATTGGCGGCGATAATGGCATCGATTGTGACGGCTTGAACAGGTGTCGCAAAAGCCTTGAGATCCTCGGAAACTTCTACTGTCATGACGTATCCTTAGGGGTTGGCGGGGAAAACCCCGTAGGAGAGATTGTTGCTGTCCGACTGCAGGCTGAGCCAATGGCCGGCGAGATCGATGCGACCGTACGCGATCGTGATCGGAGTGCCGATCGCGGTGGTGTTCTTGTTGACGGGCAGATACTTGGACGCCTCGGGGTCATCGACACCCTTCATCTTGGGCGCCTTGAGGAACAGGCCGATGACGCCTTGGACGATCATGAGCGAGCCGCTGATGATCAGCGGAATACCGAAGGGCGTCGAAATCAACAGGACACCAGCCACGACCGTAATGGCACCGAGGATGATCGAACCGAACTTGCCGCCGCCGCCGTGCATCGCCGGCATCACGTGAACTTCGTCGGCATAGTCTCTGAACTTCTCGGGTGTGTCGAACCCGACGACATGGACCAGCACCTCCGTGGGCCAGTCAACCTGACGCGAGTAGCCTTCCAGCGCTTCCGCGACAGTGTCCGCCTGCATGTGCGCGTCCTCTCCGAAGAGCTGCCGCAGGATGCCGTGAAAAACTATGCGCATACGACTACCAATCCGTTCTCGATCCGGTACGTCTGCACCGCGACGGCGCCGTTGCGCCAGCCGATGATGCTATGCTCCAAGTCGGGGTATGCAAGGAAGCCCGAATAGTCTTCGCCACTCAGATTGGGGTCGCCCTTCGGGTGAGTGTGCCACGTCCCGGCCACGACCTTCTTTTCCAGAAACGGCAGGACCGCCATCGGGTTCATGTCGTAGCTGTCGGTCTTCTCCTGCGCGACGTTTTCGATCTCCACAATCGAACCGTCAGTGAGCACCAAGCCGCAGCGCTCCTCGGTGTCGTCGTGGTTATACAGCGTTTCGAGCACTGATGAGGCTCCTGATATCGACGTCGGGATAGACGGGGGTGAGATCGGGGACGTCAGGATGGCGAAGAACAAAGCAAATCGCGTTGCGGTAGAAGCCGCGGAAGGTCTCCAGCGTGGAGGTCCGGCCATAGAGATGGTGAACCAGCTGGTCGTTACCGAGGTAGATCGCAAAGTGGTTCGCGTTCTGCTCGCCGATCGCCATACACAGCACGTCGCCGGGTCGCAAGTCCTTTAACTTCCACTCGGTGATCATCTCGAAACCCTCACGCTCATAGCACAAGCGCATCAGGTCGATCTTGTCCGAGGACCAGTTGGTAGGCCGGGCGTAGTTCGTGATCGAGATGCCGAAGTTCTCTTCGTAGAAGTCGCGGAACAGCGACAGGCAATCGCTGTGGCCCCACACGAAGGGGCGATCGACGAGATGTTCGTATTTGAGATCTTCTATGGTCACATCTGCACCGAGGGAAAGGCCGGCGGAAGGTAGGTCCGGTACGGCAGGGAGAAACCGAGGCTGTCCGAAAGAGTGGCCAGCTGCATGCTGATCTGCGAGCGGCTGTACTGCTCGACCCGCTTCACGCGATAGCTGTTGACCTCTCGGATCAGCCTGTCGTTGATGAGATTGTCAAGAAGAACCGTAATCTTGAGGACGATCGCGTTGTCGAGATACCCGTCGTAGACCAGCTGCTTGAACATCGAGAGATCGACATTCGGCTGACCGAGCTGCAGCTTCGGCATCGACAGGCCGGTGTCCGCACTCTTCTTCTCGCCGCTCAGCGCAACCGGGAGACCGGTGTACTGGTTGCCGCGCCACGTGACGTCGTTGTCGTTCTTGAAGCGAACGACGCCAGTGCCGCCCGCCGGGGTCAGCTCGAACAGCTCGACCCGCCCATCCGCGATGAGCTTGTGCGAGTCCTTGATATGGTCGAGAGGGATCGTCGTCACAGGCTGTCCAAACGAAGAAAGCGGCCCATTGGGCCGCTTTCTAGGTATTCGTCAAGAGCGAGGTGCTCAACCGCCGACGAAGAGGCGCCCCGGACGGCGAGTACCGATCTCGTCCAGACGAGGCGCGCCGGTAAGCTCGCCGCGTGCGAGCAGGAGCGGCTTCATCTCCCAAGCCATGGAGCTGTACTGGGTCTCGTTGAACGAGATGCCGAAGCCCTTCACCATGCGGATCTTCGGCGCGATGAAGACCATCGGGCGATCGAAGTTCGAGAGGGTGCCCACGATCTTTGCGCAGAACAGATCGTCCGCGTCGATGTCACCCACGCCGACCGGCTGAACGACCCAGACGCGAGCGCCGATGGGGAACGTCATGTCGGCGGGCACGGCGTGCGCGGCGTCGAGCGTCAGGACGAAAGGACCGGTGCCGGTGGCGGCGCCGGACGTGATCGTCGGGAACACGTAGTCGGTCTCGCCGTTGCCGCGCTGGATCAGGATGGTCGAGCCGGCGGGGATGTCGGTAAGCGAAGCGATCGCCGACGTGGCCTCACCCGGAATGGGGTCGGAGGCGATGGTCAGGCTGGTGCCACCCGAGGCCGCGGCGATGGTCAGGCGACCACGCTTGACGGGAACCGCCGAGCCGGCGACTGCGTGCGCGCGCATGAAGTTCTGCGCGGTCATCTCGAAGACGTTGCCGGTGATGCTGGCCGAGACGCCAGTGCGCTTCGCAT